TGTTATCGATTTGCCTAGACTTTAAAAGTCGCTCGGTTTTCGCCCAGATCTGAGCGTTTTCGGATCGGCATCGTCTGAGCCTGGAGCAGGGGCGGCGGGGGGTGGCTGCCTCGCGCGCGGGGGGGTATATGCCCTTATGAATCTTCCCGAATTTTTGAAAGCGCCCTCCCCTCGTCACGCCTCGTTGACGCCCCGCCACCTATACCCTATGTGTTGCGTTGGGTAACTTCTGAACGAGTCCCATCGGCTCTCCTGCGTCCTCTGATGGACACTACATTGCCGCCTAGTTCCCTGCCCTTAAAGCCGCCTTGTGCCATACCCATAAAGTCCTCTATCTCCTGCTCCCAACGGGAATCCAATACGCCCTGCCTAGCTTCATCGATAGACTGACCCATCGTCTTCTGCCAGTAGGCTACGGCTCCTGCTAAAGCATCTACCCTATCGTCATGCTTTAAGCATCCACGGTCACGGGTGATGTGAGTTAGCTGATACATCAGACTGTAAACATGGTCATGGTTCTTAACGTCAGACCTGATTAACGACTCATCCATAACTAGACGATGCTGCGTCATGACAGGCTCAAGGGTATCGATGATACGACCTTCCTTGTGACCTTTAGCCCACTCAGATTCCTGTACTGTACAACCACCGGGCCATACCTTTTGCAGGATAGGGCCGAATGATGTAACCCACAGTCCCTGTCCATAGTTAGGTTCTACCTCTACTACGTTAACAGAGAAGCGTTTAGCATCTATCGCTATCTGCTGCATGGCCTCTGCGGGGTCACCCTTATATCCACCTACATGGAGGACATACATGATGCCGTTAAGAGTCGCTACGATAGCCCATGCTGTTTCATCCTTACCACGACCAGCGGGGTCAACGAATAGCACCGTACCGTCATAAGGTTCCCACTCAGTATCAGTGAACAGAGGACGAAGGAAGTGGTCACCAGAGAACCCTAGGTTACTGATGTCACGGATCTGGTTCTTCTTGTCACTGTCTCTTCCCCACTGCACCTGTAACGGAGCCTTAACGGGGTTGGTAGAGAACACAACTAAGTCGAACTGTCTCAGTGGGTAACGCTCAGCATCTGACAGACTAGTATCAAGCATGTACTGTAGGGCATAGGTAGCCCTGCCTTTAGATTCGATCTTAACCATCTCGTCATGACCGAACCGTGTGTCTGTCACACCGCCATACTCTAGTAGACCTTCGTCATTCTTACGCCTTAGATAGGGGGCCAGTATGTTTACGTCTTCCCCGGTCTCTTCATCTCGTAGTATGTAGTTCTTCAGCTTGTCCTGTACGGGATAACGTACGGGTATAGTGAATGTCCTAAACTGCATGGACTTAACGAGTACGTTGTAGATAGATTCTTCCGTCTGCGGTGTACCGAGTAAGATAATGTCACCCTTACCATGCTCTGTCTTGGTAATAGGCACGAAGTCAGACTGTACGACCCTGACTATTCTTTGTCGGGCTTCCTCTGTGAGGGAGTTCTTCTCTACCTCTATGTCGTCTGCGATCAATAAAGTCGCACGACTTCCCGTGATCTGTGAGGTTATACCCCTAGCAGCCACAGAATAGCTTTGTGATAGAGAACTACTGGAGACATCAAACTGGTCAGCCTGATCTCTACGAGCGGCGCCTTTCTCACGAGCGCCCTCTATAAGCCATTGAAGTATAGGCATAGACGCAATAATGCCTTTAGTCTGTGATACGAATTCCTTTGCCTTTGAACCAGCCGCTGACACAACGAGTATCTTCTCGTCACGGGGGTTACGCTTTAGACGCCATATAGCGAAGGCTGACGTTATGTACGACTTACCAGCACCACGGAAACATCGGACAATATCCTCACGGGGGTTCTCAAACAGGGAGACAAGCTTATGTTTATCTAACTCTACTGCCTCTGCTGTGTCATAACCATACTGTAGTCGGTGGGCTATCTCATACTGGGCCTCTGTAGGGGCAGGTAGTCCGAGGTGATGCCACACAATGGCAAGGAAGTTACGGAATTCCTCAAACGAGGGCCACAGTTCTTCGGGGAAGCTGGCCTCCCAGTGGGGCCTTCCATCAATCATAAGGGGTTGGAGCATATGCTTACCTTAATGACGGGGCGCAAGGCCCCATCTTTTAGTTTGACGCCTTGATAGGCATTACGTTGGTGTACTTCTTCAAGGTATCGGACAGGTTGTTGTCTGTCTGAACTACCATTTCCTCTGGTGGGAATTGCTTGAGGAAGTTAACGGCTGCGTTAAGTGTGCTGGCGGGGGCATCGACACGTTCACCAGACCTAGGGTCTACCTCACCGTTAGCCACCCTGTCACACAGGGATATAATTAGCAGACCTTTAAGATCTGCACTGGTCTTCTTCTTCATTTCGTAAGTCCTTTAGCTTTCTCGAATGACCGTAGGCCACCAAGGCCCAGTAAACTCATTACGAGTGTTGTTAGTTCAGCGGATGCGATAGCAGGAAGTTCTGCGGGTAGTGCGAAGTAGGCGTTGATGAGGCCAGCAAAAGGTAAGATAAGGAACTGGTAACCTAGACCAATTGCACATATCCAACCGATAGCTGGACGCCAGCCAGCCACCCACACAGAAGCATGTTTGGCAGATTCTATATTCGCCATTGCTTGTAAGTTGTGGGGTTTCTGAAGTGCTTCCGTCAGCTTGAGTCGAGCATTGGCCCTCTCTTCGTCTGACGTAAACAGATCATCAAGACCATCCATCACACTACCAGCAATCCCCGCTAGGGGGTTGATAGACATAATGTTTCCTTGTTTAAGTGCCTAACCATTTGGATAGGACTGACGAACCGACACCACCTAGACCGATAGATAGCAACATAGCACCAGCAAGGAATCCCTTGCCTTTTACTAGTTGTTTCTCTAGGTCATTAACCCGTTGGGATAAGATGACGGTTGTATTATTTAGCGACTCGACTTGTGCGCCTAGGTTCTCTACTAGAGTAACGAAGCGTCCAGCGTCATAGTCCGACATGTTAGACATGATGTTACCCTTTAATGTATACAGCGATTCCGAATAGAAGACCCAGTGCTAGAATCATGCAGATTCCCACATTGATCCCAAGAGATATGTCTTTCTGTAACTTGGCTGCTTGTCTAGCTTTCTTCTTAATTAAAGCCGCTTCTTCTTCTCTGCGTTGTCTGTGCCATTCTGCTTCAAATCGAACAAAATCTGTCCAACCATTAAGGCGACTCTTCTTCATATGCCACTCAAGATTAGCCCTTTGGATTCTTTGCTGCTCTTGAAATTGCCAACATTCTAAGGCTGTGCCTTTACTGGAACTGTCGCCAGCTTTTTTCTGAACTTCATGTGTCGCTGAGAAATAGTCCGTAAGTTGGCTCCCCATATCGTAGATGGATTTGCCATTTTTGAATGCAGTCGAGACTACCTTATACAGACTATTGGCAAGGGCGATTTCCGTTAACATAGCCATAACCTCCTGCTATATTCTAGGGTTTCGTAAGGTTTGGTTGAGGGTTGTACTACTAGATATTCGATGGGCTTCTCTGCCACCACAGGTTCGACAAGTAAAGCCTTCCCTTCTGGCAGCAAGGAAGTGCTTTGATGAACTAGGGGCAGTCCAACAGGACTAGACCACACTATTAATCTACACTCATTGGGGTTTGGTATACGTTATTTCCGTTATCTAAGTGCTTTACAAATACACAGCCCATAGATTTAACAAACCGTTCCATGTTTCTACCAGCAGGATATGAGTATACTTTTTGAATACCAAGTTGATGCAAAGATTCTTCGGTTTCACGCCACAATTCTGGGTCGTATATCCAGTTCATTCTCCCTTGTGAGTCTGGCCCAAAGAAACTAAGTTCAAGATGGAGGATACCATCATCATCTAAGATACCTGTTTGTACGCCTAGTAAAGTGTCTGTTCCTGACTCCCTAGTTTCAAATGTCGTTTCTTTTTGAAGAAGCTCGTAAAACCTTTCTTTAATAGCGTCTTTAATATTTAAGCCTGTAAGTCTATCTCCTGTAGATACTCCTAGTTCATTAACCATCAATACTCCATAGCCAATGTTTCCTGCTAAAAGGTAGCGTTTACTTGTTTCGTATACAGTATCGAAATCATCGCTTGAAAGTTCTTTAATTAATTGTGTATAACTCATAAGAACACCACCGATGAAGATGAACCACGGAATAGATTTCTTCCTTGTCCATGCCAATGATAGGATATTGAATTAATATTTCCTGCATAAGGCTGGTGTGTGTGGGGCGTTTGATTTGACGGCCCCCAACGATGATAATAACCCGCAGATGCCCTAGTAAACACCTGACCTTCGATTGTGACCGTAGTAAATGGAACATGTGTAGTGCCATAAAACATAATAGTTACACCACCTGTAGTACAGGCATTACCGAGTGAAGGAGTGGTGTAACAGGCCATCATCCGAACACCTTTATAGTATCCGGGGTTTATAGCTCCCCTCGCTGCATTGTGGTCTATTATGGAAACTCCAGGGTCTGCTGCAAAGAATCCGTACACATCATAGTCAGGAGATAGCTTATCATTTCGCAACGATTGCGATCTGTTCGTAGTGTAGTGTTGTGAACCCAAATCCTTTAGCCAGATTTGAGAACCATTAAGATTTATTCGCTCAACATTTGAACCATTAAAGTTTGTTGCATTAACATTCCCAAGGTTAATTGATTGACTCATCTATAACCTCCTTATGTGTTGATGTTTAGGGTAGTTCCCGACATTGAGAACGTAGCACCTACGGGGCCTTGTGATCCTGTGCTGCCAGTAGATCCAGTAGATCCTGTAGAACCTTGTGGGCCTGTAGCTCCTGTACCACCAGCAGAACCTGTAGGGCCTGTAGATCCTGTGTTTCCTGTATTACCTACAGGGCCTTGTGCGCCAGTTCCACCCTGTGCGCCCGTGGGGCCAGCGGGGCCTGTATCACCCTGTGGGCCAGTGGGGCCTTGTGATCCTTGAACTCCCTGTGATCCAGTAGTACCAGTATCGCCTTGTGGGCCAGTAGGGCCAGTGGCTCCTTGGACTCCATCATCTCCATCTCCACCAGCCGTACCTTGTGGGCCTTGTGAGCCTGTATCACCCTGTACGCCTTGTGCGCCTGTTGATCCAGTTCCTCCAGTGGGGCCTGTGTTACCAATGGGGCCTTGTGGGCCAGTATCACCAGTATCACCAACTGAACCTGTTGGGCCAGTAGGGCCTGTTGGCCCAGTGTTTCCTAACGGGCCTTGAGGGCCAGTGTCGCCTTGAGATCCTTGAGGGCCAGCCGCCCCTGTAGCACCCGTTGTTCCTTGTGGGCCTGTGTTACCGATTGGGCCTGTTATACCATCTGCACCCTTCTCAGCCATAAGTTGCCAAACAGCAGCTTGAGCAGAAGGTACAGTACCAGCGGCTGAGTCTTGAAGGGCGACATATGTCGCACCTTGATATTCAACAGCATCGAAGGTTTCATAAGCAGTTGCAGCAGACCATTGGCCTTTAAATGCAATGCGTACCTTACCTATATTTAAAGTTGGCATTAGATTGTTACCTCTAGTTCACCGTTTGAATTGATTGAGAAGTCTTGGTCTGCCGCATCACCGTAGTATTCGATGGATAGCATTCCTGTTGTGGGGTTCATTGAGAAAGTACCGAAGGCTAGACCTAGTGCAGTCGGCCCCATAGCACCTATTGGGCCAGCAGAACCTGTAGGGCCTAAAGAACCTTGATCACCGTCAGGGCCTTGGTTACCTAAGTCGCCTTGAATACCTTGTGGGCCTATCGGGCCAGTAGGGCCTGTCGATCCTAGTGGGCCTTGAGAACCCGTAGGGCCTAATGATCCAGTGTCGCCTACAGGGCCTTGAGAACCTGTGTCACCTGTAGTTCCTTTAGTTCCTTGAGGGCCAGTAGGGCCTAACGGGCCATCATCACCTGTAGCACCTTGCGATCCTGTATCTCCAGTAGCACCAATTGATCCTGTGTTACCAGTTACCCCTTGGATACCCTGCAGTCCTATTGGGCCTATTGGGCCTGTAGTACCTTGTATTCCAGTGACACCTTGATCACCCACAGGGCCTGTATTGCCTATCACACCTTGAGGGCCTATTGGGCCTTCGGGGCCTATGACACCTTGAACACCTACAGGGCCTTGAGATCCTGAAGCACCAGCAGGGCCAGTTGCTCCGATAGGGCCTTGAGGGCCTTCAGATAAAGAGAAAGTAAGTAGACCTGTACCAGCGTTGTATGAGACAGAACCTTCTGCACCGTATGGCAGAGAAGTCATGGTGGTTGTAAGGGAATAAAGATCGTCACGAATATTAACAACGTCTGTATGTTTAATAACAACGTCTGTATGTTTAGATGTTATGTCTGCTGTTACCGCAGCTTGGTTAGGAAATAACGAATCAGCATATGCTTTAGTTACGACATCCCCATCTGATACGGGATAAGCTACGTCTGATATTAACTTATTGTTAGCTGTGAATTTACCTGCCGCTACATCTTCAAAGATTCCCAATTTAGATTGGTCAATCGCTTCTTGCGCTAGGTTGTGTACTTGATCAAAGGCTGTATCTAAATCTTCCTCGGTAAGCTGACCGGGAATAACAAAGTCTACCAACCGAATATCGGGAGAAGACTCTCTGAATATATACACCAAGTCTAAGTTTGATGTAGTTAATAATTGAATCTGAGTGTCGGAATACCAACTAAATGTTGTATCAAATACTCCGTTAACCTTAACCTTAACGTGAGCCTTGTCCAGATAAGAAAAGGGTATTGTGAATTGTGTCTGACCTGTATTGGCTATATATGACACATAAGAGTAAGCCATAGGGACTCCTATTAAGTTATAAAAGAAACCCCTCTATTGAGGGGCTTAAAGGTTTTAATCGTCTGAGGTTAGATCGGCTATCTTGAAGAGAACCTGATAAGGGGCAAGTCTACGAAGCTTTTCAGCACCGTCAGTCCTGTCAGGATCAGACAGCGCGTTTATGCCTGTACCTAAGTCAGTTGCTAATCCAAAGGCTGGGCCAAATAGAGCGCCCACAGCGTTGGTAGCTTGGAACCTAGAACCACCAGCACCAAGACCCGTGGCCTTTTCGATACCAGAAGCATAAGGAGACAACCAAGCTAGTGCGCCTGACCGATCAAGAACATCCCGAACCCACTGACCGTTAGTACGTTCTTTGACCTCACCGTGGCGAATCATATCTTTAGTGATTACTACAAGACCGCCTAAAGCCAAGGCCATTGCCATAGAAGCCACAGCATCTGCATCCTTATAGTGGTGCATTCTCTGAGTCGCAGGGGCAATCATCTTGTTCATGATAACGAAGCCATAGGTTTGGAACTGCATCAACATCTTAGCCACAGGCCCGTCCATTAGTAGAGGTGTATCACCAATTCCAGGAGTCATAATTCCACGGTCAGCAGCCTGTCTCATTGATCCGACAAAAGATGTATAAGCTTCACGGCCTTCCGAATACAATGCGTATTCATCTTGCATGGCCTTACGAAGAATATCTAAGTCCTCGTCCTTGATCTCGCCTTCACTAAGTAGACGTTTGCCTTGGTCGTATTCCTTACGAGCGGCAACATACTCTACTTCGTTACGGGTCTGCCATTTCTCTGCGTTAAAGCTTTTGACTCCACGATCATCAGATATTCCAAACTCTTTAGACATCTTCTTGAACTGGGCTAATTGATCAGGGCCTATACCTATCGTAGCCAGCTTAGCTCTAGTGAGGTCATCTAGCAGACGGGGGTTAGTAACTAGATCAACTAGCTTGTCCTGTTGAAAGATCATCGTCATAGCTTTCTGCTTCATGTTCCAAGCAGCTAGTCCAGACATGACGTTAACCTTTTCGTTTAGACCAGCAGTCAAACGATCTATGTTAGCCGTAACAACTTGCTTTGCAGAACCTGTAGCGCCAATACCGATACCTTGGTTAAAGTTATCCGTACCAGTTAGCTTTAGGTGACGCGCTTGATGCAGCAATCTTTCAGAAGCAACAGCTATCTTGTGGATTACATCATCAGGAGAGTTCTTTAAGATGTTAGAAGAAGCCCTAAAGTACTTACCAGCATAGACACCAAAGCCATTAGTCAACACCATGTTAGCGGCGTCAGTAAAGGATGTGACAATAAACTCAGGGCCAAACCGCGTGAAGTTATACTCACGGGCCTTACCTGTTATCCAGAACATAGCAGCATCAGTATCATCAGGCATTCCTGCACGACCATAAAGTCGATCAAGTAAACCATCAATGTCTTTTAGTACCTGCTCCTTTTCAGTAGCTAGGTGTGAGTGCTTTTTGTTCTTACTTCTAAGAGCCTCTATATCGCGGTCATACTTATCCTCGATAATCTTCTTCTGGTCACTAAGATCTAATGAAGCATCTTTACCAAACACCTTCTTAATAGATAGTCGAGCAGACACTTCTTCCCACTGCTTATCTAGCACTTGATGTAGGTCATTCTTTAATATACCTAACTCATGTGCTTCTTTAGTTTGTTCGGGGGTCATACGAATACTTCGTGTTTTACTACGACCACCTTGAAACATAGCTTCAGTGAGAACACCTTGTGGAGACTTGTTGCTTTGCTGTAAGTTACTTACTAGGTCATCTACAGTTTCGCTCATGTTCTTAATAGAACCAGACTTACGCTGAATACGAGTAGCCTTTTGCTTCCATTTAGCTGCCCTACGCCAATCACTCTTCATATCCTTATAAGCAGCACGGGCATCTTTATTAAGACCCCTTGCAGACTTTATAGCGGCCTGAGTTGCAGACACAGCGACTTCTAAATCTGTGACCTTGGCTTGCTTCTTTTCTATCTTTATAGCGGCTTGTTTAATTGTGGCCCTAGCTTTGTTAGCAATCTGTAGGTACTTACCAATCACTTGCTTGTCCACAGTTATGTTACGCCACATATCATCAATAGCTAAAGCATGGTCTATCTCAGCTTTTACAACAGCTTCTTGTGCCACCTTGTAAGCTTTAGGATCACCTTCTAACGGGCCTTTCTTAGCGGCTTTGTCTAACTTACGAACAGTAGCCGCAGCAGCATTAATAGCTTGTTGAGTTTTAATGGTTCCCTTATCTACAAAGGCAACTTGCTGAGCATACTCCTTCTCAAGTTTGGCCCTTAGTTCAGCCTGTGAAGCAACGAGTTCCTCTTTAGCACGGACGCGAGTAGCCTTGTCTAGTTCTATACGTTCATAGGTTGTTCTAACTAGATCTTTAGCAACTTTAATACTTAGGTTTTTAATCCTAGTAGTGCCTTGCCTAATAATAGAGGCCGCTGCAACCATATCTTTACGGGCGACTAGTTCTTCCATATGGGCAACCCTAGCAGCTTCGTCTATCTCTGCTAGTTTAACCTCGTAGTTATTACCTGCCCAATCTCTAAGGATCTCGCCCTTATAGTTTTGACCTTCTGCTTTAGTAATTACTCGATCTACGACCCCACCGAAATCGCCTTTAATCTGAACATCTTCCAGACCAAACTTAGCGAAGTCATCTAGGCTAATACCGTAGTCCTCTATAAACTCTTCCGTAGGGGAATCTTGGAAGATCTTAATAAAGAAGTCTTTAGCTTTAAACGCGTCCTCTTTTATGTTCTTACTATTCCATAACTGAGCCATCTTATAGTCATCACCCATACGCATCTTATCGGTGATCAAACCATTTTCTACCATCATGTCTTCTAGGTGACGGTTGGCATCGTTAATCTTTTTAGTCATATCGTCAGCAGCACTTTTAATAAGCTTTGCATTATCAGGCCCCCAACGAGTTTCAATCTTAGCTAGATCGTCAGCACTGGTATAACCATGAAGATTCTTTACAACTATCTCATTAAACTCACTAGGCTTTAGAAGTCCCATGTTAAAGGTTTCAGCCTGTCCAGTTACGCTCTGCGCCCAGTTAATTGGACGGGTCATGTCAGAGGACAGTTGTTGTGCTATACGGCCTTTACCCGTCATTGCCATGTTAAGGTTAGTAACAATGTTTTCAGACTGTAGAACAAGAGTGTCATACTCAGTCTTTAAAGCATTCTTAACTGACTCAGCACTTATCTCAGCCTTACCTTCAGCCGCTCCCTTGCTTACTCGACCACCAGTGTCCATAAGCTTTTGGGTAACACTACGGGCCTCTGCAAGTGTCCAGTTAAATGAGCGACCTATAGGTGTAGTCCTATCAATCCATCCCACTGCTTTATTAAGGGCATTAGCAACAACACCTCTATTACCATCCATTACTGAAGTGGTAGTGTCTGCAACTCTCATTGCACCAGCAGAGTCATTCATAGGGCCAACGAAGTCATCACCCCCACCGCCAATAAACTCTGGATCATTAGACTTCAAAGGTAAAGGCCCAACAAAGTTTGGATCAGCCGCTTGAAAAACTGGAGCAGAATTTGTAGGCGTAGCTTCTGGAGCGTTCTTAAACGTAGGTACGTTAGACTTCATGCCTTTGTAACCACCAACAGCACTCATAAGAGCGGCGCTGGCTAATACGTTTATCAAAGACTCGTCCATTGTTCTGAAGTCTTGCTGTTGGTGCAGAGCGATTTCCTGACCAGCTACCAACGCACCCGTCTTGAGCGCGTAGTTAGCAGCACTAGCCAAGGTTTTTCCTTTCTTAGCTTGTCCCAATACAGGAACTAAAGTAAGTACATCAAAAAAGGACATGCCCATGCCCAACATGATTCCAGTACCATCACCGTTCATCATGTTGTCACGGTTCGTTTGCTCTTTACGAAACCTCTTAGTTCTTTGATTAAAGTGTTCAAGGTTGTCCACGTTGTCAAACAGACCTTGCCTGACAAAAGTGTCCATATCCTCCAGACCTTCTTTGTTTTCCGTATAGTGACGGTAAACATTAAACATAGGATCAGGCGCCCCATGAACAAGTTCACCAGAATACGCAAACGTGGAACCTATTAAGGTTTCTTGTTGATAAAAGGATAAAGCTGTTTCAAGAGTTCCCGGACTTTCCTCGTCATCTACAGAACGTACATTGGTTCGGGGAGTAAACGTGGTTACTTCACTATCGACAGCTTGAACACGCGTAAACGCATTTTCCGCTGCCGTTGTTGATGAACGTATCAAGTCCATAAATATCACCTATATTAAACTTTATCCTCATTACCCGCAGCCACTGAGGCCGCGTATTGAGCCGCATACTTTTCTGGTAACACGTTAGCCATGTAGGCTAGATAGGATGGAATACCGTGAATGCGATTGGCTCCAACAAATGTTAGGGCTTCTTCGTATCGGCGGTTGTAAAGGCCAAGCATTCGTGATCCGTTAGACTTGTAGAGTATTTCCTCCACAGCCTCTTCCATACGACCACCTTTCAAATGACCTACTAAGTTTTGACCGATTAGCTTTGGCGAGTTATACGCCATAGACACTAGGGCTAATCTTTGTTGATGGTTAAGGTCTACACCCTTTAAGCGGTTATCAATAACAGACTCGGCTTCATCTACAGCAGCATCAAATAACTTACGGCCTTGGGCCTCAGTAATCTCAACCTTTCCAGAATGAACATCATCGAAGTAATTTTCGTTGACCTGCAGTGTCTTAATGAATAGATCCTTGTGACCCACAGAATCCATGTTGTAACCATAGCCTACAGTTCGGTAACCCTTACCATTAGGTGCGCTCTTAACACCATCCCAGTAAGCACCTGACCGCCAAGCTTCACGCTCTGCAATCATTTCAAACCGTTGTGATGTGTACTCTGGATCTGATTCAGTTCCCATATGTTCTTTTACCCTTATGTAAGCATCCTGTATAAACCAGGATGCGTTTTCCGCAGCATTAAAAATTCCAGAAGCCGTTATGTCAGGAACAAAACCAGCTTTTAATGGAACAGTTAAACCAACCGTATCGCTAACTTTTCCAGCTAACTGAAGTTCGTTCATTACGCCTTCTTGGAGTAACGCGCTTTGGTCTATAGCACTCTGAGATTTAGAATGTCTAAGCTGTTGGTTTAAATCCTCTTGCAAAGGATGATCACCATTACGCTTAGTCTTATCGAAGGCTGGCCCATGATAGCTACGAATAGTCATATCATTCTTATTATTACCTTTGCTCATAGTCTTTAACTGAGCATCAGTGTAGTAAGTAGAAGGTCTATTGGTTTTAGCCATGTGAGGAAATACAGCTATGTTGTATCCCATAGCTTCTGCCGAACCATCTGCTATTGCAGCTTGTGACGTATTTGCAGGGTATACAGCAACAAACTGACTTCCTTCAACCATTGCAACTTCCGCTAAAGCCGCTTCATCAGTAGCCTTATCGCCTGTAAAAGTTACAATAGATTCCTTAGCTTTGGGAGCGTTACTGTCAGCTATGGCACTGGCTAAGCCTTGACCTAAACTAGCTGGCGCACCGCCTGTTTTCACAATAGTTCCTAAATCAAAAGCCACCCCTGTACCTAGGAACAACTTCTCCCTGCCAACACCACTATCGGTTGTTAGAGCGAACTGACCCGAACCATCACCCATAGCAACAAACCCTAAATTACCTTCTACCAGACCTTTAGCACTCCACGCTTGTACAGCGGTGTTCATGTTGTCTGTGGCATTAATAGGTTTAGTACTATCAAGAGGATTAGGTTGATTGTTTCCTTCTTGCATCTGAATAGAAACGTTACCGTCAATAACAGATAGAAGAGGGGGAAGAGGTTTAGCATCTTGCCTAAAGACCACCTTACTGCGGCCCTCATTGACAAGATTAGAACTAAGATTAGGAATCATCTGGTTCCAAACTTGGGCAGCTATTCCTTGAGCATCTAAACTACCACCGCTATTTCTGTCGGTTATAGTCATAGATGTATGAAGGGCTAGGAACTCTTTAGCAACAGCGCCGTTTGGACTAAAGAAAATATCATCCTCGTCTAGACCTAGTGCTTCGGCAATAGTTTCCATATGATCATTATCATCATACTGAACACCTATGAATGAACTGTTGTCCATTATAGTTGCGAACATTTCTCCCCTAGTTTCAACACCAAGTTCAAGAAACGTAGCAGCCTCAGTATCTTTAATAAGCTTCACATCTTGAAGTTGCGCCACTAGATCAAAGTCTTCACTGATAACAGATAGGTCTATGTAGCCTTCCTTAACGGCACTATAGAAAGCAGCAGCCTTATCGTTACCTTTAAGAATATCAGCAGATATAGCACTATCCACAGCATCCAACTTCTGGAGCATTAGGTAGCCACGCGTCCTTGATACAGGATCGTTTACTGAAGTTAACATACTAGATAAGGAATACTTTACCTTGTCTGATACGATACCCGTTGAATCCTTATGATTAAGAATCATGCCCACTGCGTTAGTAGACATAGCTGCATAGTCTTCTTCACTCGCAGTCGTATCCGTATAGTTAGAAGCAGGGTTATTAGTAATGTAAGCTTGCTGATTACTTTTGAATTCAGCCAAGGGTAGAGAAGAGTCTGACCCCATTGTTGCTGCAGTCCATTGTTCAGATAAAGCATTCGCTTCTGCGATTTTTTCAACCTTTGTACTAAGGGCTGAAATCATCTTGTTAGTTCCTACCTCGTCACCATAACGATCACTATGCTGTATAAGTTCAAACTGTAGGGCTGCGACTTCTGCCTTACTGTCAGCATTAGGAGTCAATGAGTTAATCTCATTTATAAGAGAGGTAACATTTTGATCAGCTTCTAGACCAGATGTTGCTTGATGTTCTTTATATCCAGCATCAAAAAGGTTTGCAGACATCTCAGGAAATTCTGCAGAGAAAGATACAAAACCATCATCCTTCGGAATAACCTGCTCGTCAGATAGAAAACGGGCTAGTGGTTTAAACTTACCGTTTAATTTAGCCGAGTTAACATACATTTGTAATATCTTTGAAGAAGCTTCCGTAAATGTCAATGAAGGTGATATGCCTACTACTCTAGCAATGTCATCTGCAAAGTTATGCCCGTACATCGGCATATCTCTAGTAGCGACTTCAGTAGAAAGACCATTCATTAGATTAGTTCTATGTGCAGTTTCACGTTCTTCACTGAACTTTGAGATCAAAGGAACTACCTTTTGGTCAAAGTCATTTTTGATCTTCTGATCTAATATGTCATTACCCGTAGGGACAAAGTTAACCTCAAAGAAGTCTGTTGCAGTTTGAGCAAAACCTATTTCATTAGTTTCTACATTAAAGTCTCGAATAACATTTTCATCGAAAGCTTGAAATAGAGAGTTAACTTGTGTGTTAACAACACCTATATTTTCTACAACCTGTAAATTGTGAGCCTCTTGTTTAGCTTCTGCCTCTGCTTCTGCAAGATACCTATTTACATTTCTGGTAGTAGTATCTCGTTTAGCTTGGGCTATTCGTTCCTGTTTGGCAGCATACTGGGATAACTCTTGCTCCTTCTTGTTAACCTTTTTACGGTGCTGATACTTAGCCTCTGATCTAATCTCAGCTTTTACCCGATTGCGTTCTGCCTTAGACTCGCTGGCAACCCGAAGCTGCTCGGCACGTTCTACCTGTACAAGATCCGAATCAACCTTGGCTATAGCGCCAAAGAATCCACTCATTGCTTGTCCCATTTTACCGATAGCATTAGCTTCGGCTAAACCACCACTCATAATAGATTGGCTGTTTTGGGTTGCTAGTTTTTGGTTTTGAATTTGTACGGTAGTGGTTGGCCCCGCGCTAGTCTGAACCTTGGAGTTACTGCGTCCAGATCGGCTAGTGCGTGAACCAGAACCGCCGTTAGATAATTCTGGCATAATAATGGCCCCTATTAATATTGTGTATAATCTGATTGATCACGGTCAAGCCCCTGTAATTGGAGCTTGTAGTTTCTCTCGTTAGCTTTGTATGAGCCGTAAGAAGATCCTGCGTTTGTTATAGAACCTATAGCGTTTGCATTTGCACCAGCTACCGCTGCCGCGCCTTGACTATAAGCTAGTGTGGTTTGATTGAGATAACCCATCTGACCTGCTCGTTTATTAGCCTGTAAAGATGCTATCTGATTATCTCTGCTTTGGTTTGTACGAAGTACATCAATGCCTGTGTTATAAGAAGAGTCAAACATTAAAGCGTTATAAGAGGATACCGAAGCACCCTGCTCACCCATTAATACAGATAGCGACCCTAGTTCACGATTAGATGCACGAATACGGTCTGAAACCGCTGAGTCGTATAACTCATGTGATTCCTTTTGTAGTCGATTATTCTCTAGATAAGCTAGGTCCAGGTTTTTTTCTTCAGCAGCATAAGCGCGTTCAGTAGACGATTTAGCCACTGATGCTTGTTGGGATGCCGCTGCAAGCCCTGCTACCGCAGAGGCGACAATTGCTGTGACGCACATAATTACTCCTGCCTTGTCATTTCGTTAAAGAACCCGACCCACCGTGCGCTCGTAATAGTACAAGGCATGTATGAAGGATTAGTGATTTTAATATTTACTGTACTTCCATCAGATCTAATAGGTGCATCAAATACACCACTTAAAAGTTCTGGAGTGGCTGTGATAAAATTACCTAGGCTTGTACCGTTAAACGTAAAAGTTCTAGCGGGTCTTTTATCAGGGGTTACTATCACTTGAAGAAACGCGGTGTCTTTGTAATCAAAGTACATACGCTTTAGCTGAAGCCTTCCAGTAGTAACTGTTGCTTGATTGTCACCCTCTCGTAGGTATTGCTTAGACAACTCTACGGACATGTTGTAATTAAACCCTAGGTATATAGGCGTACCACTTTTATCACCACCTACAACAAAAGAATTACCACTAGATGATAGGGGAGTTATAACAGAACCTTGAGTTCCTATTGGTGCTACAACGCTATCGGCAACCGCAGACATTGTTGTCGAATCAACAGGGTAGGCACTGGTATAAGTAGTTGTGTTAGATGCTGAATCATAAGTCCCTACAATATACTGCAAGGCATCAAGCCTAAGTGGGTACTTAAAGTTGGTAGGCTTCTCAGCAGCGTTGAGAGACATTTTCTCAATCGATAGGATTCCGTTTCGTGATATTAAAATAAACACATCACCATCGGTTACAGTTAGATTGTGAAGTACAGATCCTGTACCAAACGTCCACTTACCCCAAGCTGATTGTGCTTTATTTTCACCATCCCAATAAGTTTTATAGACATATATAGAGGAACGGTCAGTGCCACTTAACGCAAGAACAGTTCCAGTTACAGTGTCTCCAACTAAGCAAGTTATCGGTGCGGGTATGTAGTCAGACGCATGTATTAAAACATCACTAGCAGTGTGACCTACAGATTTATCGCTATAGAAATATTCAAATAAAACGGCACTGCTACCACTACGAGAAGCAAAGTAAAGTTCATCTCTAAATCCAATAGGGCGACACAAAGGTTCCGAAGTGTATTGTGTTGCTACATCAATAGTTGTTGTTGTAGGAGTTACAGCAGGATCTCCAGATAGTTCAAACTGTGCTGATTCAGCAGAGCAGAATAAAGCTTTTCTGAATGCAACCACATGTCGTAATTTATTTACCTGTGAACTAGAGGCTGTTCTACCAAAAGGATCACTATCAATAACCTGACCCTCAGTCTTGGGCCAGAAGTTTACATAATCACCAGACGCTGAGAAGAAAACTGTTTCATCCGATACAATACTTAAACGGTTACGGAAGAATGTGATGTCAGATATACCTTTTCCTACAAAGTCAGGGGAAGGAATAATAGCTTCTGCTGCTGCTCCTACTGCCCCAGTGTCGGGACGCACACCCCACTCCAAATACATCTTAAATGTGAAAGTACCATCTGCTTCTCTTACTAACTGGTGAGGCATAGTGTCGTGATGAAACGTACCATCCTCATATATCAATACAGTTTTTAGTTTATTAGCAATAAACGTAACGTCACCCGTTGTTGCAAACGATAAGTCTTGCGAAGGGTTATCTGTAGATAGGTATCCTAAAGCTGTATCAGGCGCGGTCAGGTTATAAGCTGTTCCTGATGGATCAAATATAGCTATGTTGCATCGACCACCGCCTCCACTATCATCAGTATCCTTGCCTATAACTATTAGATACTTCTCGTTAGTGTCGCGCTCATAGCTGTGGAAAGCATGGTCAGTAGCATCTACTGGGTCAAGTTGTACATCAGTGACAAACTGAGTTCCCGGCCTTTTAGTGAAACCTCCAGACACAACTGAGAATAAAACATTCTCTGCTTCTTCAACCTGACCCGGTAGTCTTACGGTATCAGGCTGGCGGCTTACGCCTTGGTACATGGTTCTAAGGGTTTGCTCGACCAGTTTACCCATGATTATCTCCCGTAAAGTGAGTGGTTACGGCCTACAACGTAGCGGCAAAATGCACTATCAGTTAAGGCGTTAGAATCGTCAGCTTCTGCTTCGGCATCCATGAGAGAAGCGTAGGCTTCTTGCTCTGCACGAACAGCAAACTGGTCAGCCGCAACAGAACCCAGTTCGGATTCTTGGAATCGTCTGGAGGCTTTAGCGGTTATGTAGAGTTGTAGTTCTGGGGTTAGATCTGCTATGTCTCGTTCCCATACAATGTCTACGGAAAGGGAAGCAGGAAATATGAATGTGTGTTTAACGATGTTATAAAGATGTGGTTGGTTTAGGTATTTACGGACGGTAACGTGGGTAGATTTGTCTACACCTACTGTATCAATTCGTAAAACATCACCTGATAAGGGAATAGTCCCATCGGTGGTGATAGCCATAGTGTAATCACGTTCATGGTTACATAGCCAACCTTTGGCCTGTACCTCGCGGGACACTCGGTCAAGAATTCGTTCGGCTGATTCTGCGTCAGGCAGACCAGAGCTTAAAGATGCGACTGGGTCTTCGCCAATAGACTCAAGAATCTGATTGACTGCATCAAGTTTAGTTAACATAAGAACCTCTTAAATGAAAAAAAGCCCCACCCGTTAAGGTGAGGCTTATAGTTCTAATTAAAGAACCGTAGTGTTTATGCAGTCAATTCGATTGCACACTCAGGACGTAAAGTACCGTGACCTGTTAACATCTTAGCAACTAAGAAGTCTTCAAGACGGCGAGTGTCACGCTCTGATTCAAAGCCAATGTCCATTAGCTTAACGGTTGCAACAGCATCCGCAGTCCAGATACAACCAACAGTAGTTGCATAGTTAGCACGGTACTTTGAGTACACAGTAGTGTCAGCACTTTCGTCAGCACTAGGCATGTTCAAAGACTTAACAATTTGAACACCATCGATGGTCAAAGAGTCAGCACGGCCTTCAATACCACCAGCACCTGAGTGACGTAAGTCAGCATCAAGAACTAAGTATTGACCGTTTGCGTCTTTAGCAAACTTGATCTTGTTGAAAGTCTCAGCAGTAACAGACATATAACGGGTCTGTTCTTCTGGTACTGACAAGTTGAAGAACTTCAAGTTAGCTAGACGGATCGCATCGATCCATTCTGCGCCAGTAGATGAAGCACCCAAACCAGTAATTGTGTCACCACCGGGGAATGGGCCATCAGCAGTAGTACGAGCAGCCATGATGATTTGACGGAATACGTTCTTATCGAATACACGCGCTAATGCACGACCCATCTGGGCAGAGTACTCAGAGCGTACATCGAAGTGTGACAACATAGTGTCAATGTCCGATACAGCAGTGTGTGATACTAAGATGTCATCGATGGTGATAGAGATCTCACCTGTTTCGATTTCAGTACCCATCAATTCAGTACCCGGAACATGGTACTCGGCAGATGCTTTCCAAGTCTTAGGGAAACGGAATGAACGCTGACCACCACCAACAGTTTTCACGTTGTGCTTGTCAAGAGTTACGGTAGCCATATCGAATGCGGTAAGTACTTCGCCGCCGAATACGTCTAAGAATAAACCACGATCATTAGTTGGGGACGTTTGTCCCTGACCAAAGCGTGATGGTGAAGAAGTAATGCTAGAAATAGCCATGATAATACCCTGTAAAATATATGTATAAAGTGTCAGTCCCATAAGGGACGGTGTAGATCGGTTTAGAGAGTCATTCCATCACAAAGATTATCTGCCTTAACAGGTCAATGGTTTGGGTGTCTCAAGAGCGCACAAATTTACCCACACGGCTTAGCCTTGCTGTGTCAGGATCTTGGGAGTGCGACCTTATCGTGAGTAACGCTGGCTTGGCGGTACTCTAGAATGAGGGGGTAGCCTCCCGAAGGAGGCTCATAGAACCTAGTCTAGGTCGTATGTAGAGACAGACATCTTTTCGATTACTGTCTGACGGAATGTAGGATTAGTCCGATATTCGGGGTTTGCCATATCCTTCTTCATTTCCGCGCGTGATCGGTATCCCGTTGAAGAGTTACCGACTTCGTTGCCGATCATTAGGTTCGGCTCGTTGTTAGTCCCCATGCGGGACTTAATAGCGTCTACTGCCATCTTCCAGTTCTCTCCATTTAACGTGTCGTTGTAAGCAGTCTTTTCATCACCACTGAGATTGTTCTCAGCCCATGAATTGACCTTGTCCCACTCTGCTTCGCCACCGACATAGTCGAGTGCTGATTTAGATTCCGCATCCATCCTAAACTTTAGGTTGTCTACATAGGAATCAATGAGTGCCGCATCAACGCCTTGAGCAACGAGTGCCGATTTAGCATCTTCACTTAGGTTACCGTCTTGCTGGATTTGCTGAACTAACGTATCAACGTCAAGTCCTGCCTTACTCACGACATCAAGGGCTGCAGTATCGGTATCCGCTTCTGGCGCGGCCTCTGTGCTTTCCTCGTCCTTCGTTTCCGCATCGGGTGAACCCCCTTTCATGCGGTACTCCAACTCAGCAGCATGTGCTTGCCAGTTGTACTCACCAGTTTCCGAGTTATAGAATTTGTCCTGACCGTTCTCTGGTTTATCAGGTACGGGGGTGCTGTCTATATTTTCTTCGGAAGGTGTGCCGTGACCCGCTTTGAATTGATCAGCTTTTTGCTGGTTGTATTCATCTGAGCCTAGTTCTGGTTGTGTTGTTTGATCTGTCATTAATTATCCTGTTTGAGTAGCGAAGGGGCTACATGCCCCCTTGCTCCACTGCTTGTTGTGCCATAGCTGCACCGCCAGCTTGCGCCGCTGCACCCATGCCTTGTTCAACTTGTCTTTGTTGACGTTTCTGAGCCACTTCATCTTCTGTGTTAACAGCATCTTCTAAAGATAAACCATTAAACGCCTTACCCAACAACTTCTCCCAACGTACATAGTCGAGAATTTCTGGAGGTAAACCTTGAAGGAATTGAAGCGCCGAACCTACGCGCTGAACGTCTTGCTCACGGCCTAAACTTTCTAGTCCAGTTAGAACAGTTGGTTCAACCACGCCTTCGGGCCACGGTGGTAGCTTGCCTTGTGCTTGCATCTGAATTATCAGACGGTTAAGACGAGCAGACTGCATGTCGCGTGACAGCATTGAGAACGCACCACCTAGGGAGCCTTCTAATTCCTCTGCCATCATCTTTAATTCGTATGCAGTAACACGCTCACCCTGACGCTGAACACTAGAGTTCATCAAGAATGCTGACGCTATCTCTTGCTTCTTTTCAGCGAGTTCAGCTTTTGCAACCTGCAAACCAGGAGCGTTTTGGTAAGCTAACATCCCAATATCTTCGGGGTTGCCAACTACATACTCACCGTTGTCAGCCGCAGCTAAACGTCTGCGTAGGTTAAGACCACCAGCAGCGTTAGGACGTATCATCATTACATGTCGTGAAGCTAGTGCAGCACCATCAAGCATTGCCTTAGACAACCCATCAACAGCCATCAAGTCGCCTAGATGTTCTTCACATTTACCACGACCATAATCTTCCCCAATAACAGCAGTCCATCGGAGTGCGTTAAATGGGCATACGTCATAAGTGCCCGTGGACTTAGCTACCTTCTTACCAGCGACTTCTTGATGAACCTCGTACCCTTTCTGTGTCTTCTTACACGATGTGTAGATTGGCACTTTCTGTGTCGGAGAATCCTCTGCTGTAAGCATTGAGCGAACAACATCAGGCAGGTTGGTAGGCGCGAAGTACTCTTCAATGATAACTTCGGTTACATCACCCGTCATATCACGCACGACAACGTATTGGTCTAATCGAAAGACCCTCATACGGTTATCAGGTAGGACTTGCTCTAAAGCATTACCAGTAGTTATAAGATACTGCAAGGTAAGGTGAGTAGGCTGTCGCCACTGTTTACGCTCAATCTCATTACTGATCGCCTTTTCAGACAATGCTAAGCCACGCTCTGTTTCCTGATCTGTCTCCAGCTTACCTTCTTGAATCAATATCTCAGACGGTATTTGAAGACGGAACGATGACATTCCCGGTGGATACATAGCAATCATTAAACGACTAGCTAAGCTAACAACCGCTCTAGCACCAAGCCCTTGATAGGGGGCTGGTAAGACGGTGTGTGAGTTGTGTCCTTGAGGCGGTAATAGTGCGGGTATGGTTATTGCAGAACACTCTCTAGCGCGTGTTAAGAAAGGCTCACGCCTAGACTTGAGAGACTCATATCGGGATTGGGTTGTGTCATTCATACACTACCCCTATAGAGAAAGACCGCTTCCACCACCGCCACCCATATTAGATCCAGACTTGGGACTTAATTGAATGCGAAATGATGAACGACCTTTTTGTTTAGCTTTCTCTTTGGTTGCTGTAGCTGCCATTTTACGAGAGGCTGTTAATTCTTTTTTCTTTGTCTCGGCGGGTGTGGCTACAACGGCTTTGGGTACTGGTTTAGGTGCTGGTGGTGCAGAAGGAGTTGGGAAACACATTATTTATCCTCTCCCTTTTTAACTTGAACTAATTTTTTAGGAACTTGCTTAACTGGAGCAACTTCTTTTTTAACTACTGGACGATTGTGTTTGACTAGTCCCATGAGGATTGTTCCTTGTATATAAGATGCCTGATTGTTTAAAGCCAAGTGCTTCGTACAGGCCACCTGTTTCTTTGATTAACATACCCGTGGTTACCCCAAGATGTATGCGAGTAGCTCCTAAAGATTCTGCCCACTTCTGGTATGCCCGAACTAGTTTTATTGCGGCCCTAGACCCTCGGTATTCTTTTTTAACATAGAGAAATAAATCACATGTTGATACAGATGGGCCAAAGAATTCGGTGGTAGAGATCGCGCCTAACATTCCAGTAATTAAACCATCATCATCTGTGGTTATTAAAATAGTCGCTAGGTCTGGAAATGATATTGCAGTTTCAGCTAGGTTTAAAAGTTTTACTGAGTCCAAAGGTAAGACCTTATAGACGGGACTTTCTTGATGCATAGCCCTAGCTAAGTGAAGCATAGAGTCTAAGTCTTCACTAGTGCATACCCGTACTTGGTGTTTCATCCGCTTCCTCCTGCCATACCATCAACTCGTCAATCAACTCTCGCATTCCCGCATAGCGGTGAGCGGAGATCTCTGATTCGTTATATGCAATACACCTTGCAGGGTAATGCTTGTGTAATAAAACTAAAAGTTCGCGGGAAGATGTGGGAAATTCTGGAAGAGTTTGTTCTTCTGTTTCTGTACTCATTTTGATACCTCTGGCATGAGCGCCCCTAATTGACAAAAAGGCACTGTCAGAGGGGAAATCTCCGACAGCGCGTAAGGTTTTTAGCTAGTTAATGCTCCCCAAGCCACGGGGTATAAGGGTTTCAGTATTTCACCAACTTCTAGTGCCAGGATTTTTATCTCCTGCTGAGCGTGTGGATCAGTACGTTGTTTAAAGAACCGCGCGTAGGCTGATAATGAACCTGTCCAGTACCAGCTAACCTCTGTGCCTTGCGGTAGAAGGAACCTAGCCTGTTCGGGACACATTCCACCAGCGAGAGCCATTTCGTAGGACTCAAGACACATGGTGTTTACAGTCTGAAAATGTCTACGCCAGTACTTGTCGCCTGTTGGGTGCATGTCTTCACCAGAACCCTGTTTGACCGAACCTTCTGGGTGCTTACGGAATTGTCGGGGGATAAAGAACTTAGGATTAGAACTAATGTATCTGCGCGACTCTTCATTCTCTGAGAATCCAACCTTATGTTTGAAGCATTGTGTCCGAATCGGAACAGGTGCTGTCATACGCAAGGTAATGGATGTGTGAGAGAAGGGAGTCCAGTGATTATGTTTAGCGAGGTATCCAATTAACCCCGAATCCCTTCCACCATCAAACTCAAGTCCGTCAGCCGCGAATGATACTCTTGCTGCTTTGACCACAGAGGCATCGCTGCCCATGTGATCTATGTATTCAGCCCTCATCTACATAATCCTCTACCACGGTACTAGGTGACAGACCTAGATCGACACGGTCTTTTACTGTCTTCTGACCTGCTGGTAATTGAAAACCAAACAGTCTCTCCCAGTTGTCGGTATACGCATCAGAGTTTGCCTTGCTAACGATCTTATCTTCTTCACTCATACATTAATCTTCCTTACTGGCTGCTAAGATACGCTCCGAGAAAAACACCATCTTCTCTGCGTCATACACACTATTGTTACCCTTCTTTTCCTTACCCTGACGGGCAGCGGCTGTACGCCATATCGCTTTGAATACGTTGCCTTCGGCAAATGTCATTTCTAAAGATTCGATAATGTCGTTACACTCAGCTTTATAGGAGGTGGGTATTGTCGTAGGGTTTCTAACCTTCACGCGGTAGTAGCCCGAACTGCCACCAGTGTGTTCCTCAGTTATGGTCGGGTCAGGTAGTAATTTTTCGTTATCGTTGTAAATGCAAACATCACAGTGACTAGGGTTAAGACCCATCGGGTGACCACATTTCGTACAATCATAATGTGCCATTAAGTGCCTCCGATCTTCCTAGCTTACGTTGAGTCCATAGAGCGACTTGCATGATTTCTGAGGGCGTACAGTCAGACTTCATTCGGTTTGCTCTCATAGAGATAACCGCTGTGTTGTCTGGGGTGTAACCAATGGCTGGGTCAAGACGATCCAACGTAGCACTAGAGGCCCCACCACCCTGACTGTTACCAGCACTGAGGGAAATCCCTAAGACAGGACAGGACTCAGGGATGTTTAAGTCTTCGACCTCCAAGGTAAATGTTATACCAGCGCCTTTTGCACGGTACTTAGCATTAGCAATCATTGATCTTTTGTGTTCAATCGAACCGAACCTATAAGCAATAGCCATCTATAATCCTTCCTTATCAAACGCTTTAATCCACATTGCACATGCGCCGCTTCGGACGATGTCTTCCATACTGAACTCAATGAGAGACACAGGTAATCCTTGGGTTCTAATCAACCTGATCACTGTCTCTAATCCAGATGTAACTTTGATGTCCCGCTGGCGAACATCACCATTGACCACGACAGTACAATCCCTACCCACCCGACTTAGAAACATCTTCATTTCTTCGGGCGTGGTGTTCTGAGCTTCGTCAAGAATGATGAATGCGTTGTCGAATGTACGACCCCGCATGACTTCAAACGGAATTATCTCAATAGCTTTATGTTTCATAGCGATGTCGTATTGACCACCGCCCATTCGCTTACGAATTACATCTGTAAAGGGTACAACCCATGGGGCTATCTTCTCTTCCATAGTGCCTGGAAAAAATCCTAGCGACTTAGACCCCGTAACATTGGGGCGGGTTAAGACAATCTTATCGATGTTTCCTAATCGATATAGGTCAGCCGCGACAGTAGAAGCGATGAATGTCTTACCCGTACCCGCAGGGCCTAGTACAACCACTTGATCGTTGCACATTAACGCTGCCATGTAGTCGGCTTGTGTGTCAGTCTGAGGCCGTAGAGGCGGCACAGCATTACGCTTTTCATCTAGGAACTTATCCTGCACATCCCTATTAGGCTTACGTTTGTTCTTCCTTTCCTTTCGCATTACCATCCCCATGTATCACCCGTCATTCCATCTGCTGAATAATCAGTCACGCGCCCTTCAAAAAAGTTCTTGAATGAGTCGCCGCTCAATACCCAATCAAGCCACGGCAGAGGATTCTCCGCTATGTCCCAGTTGGGCTTTAACCCTAGGTTAGTTAGTCTTCTGTCTGCGATGTATCGGATGTAGTCCTTGACTTCACTAGCCGTGATACCTTCCACACTCCCCATGTCAAACGCCAGATCAATAACCTTATCTTCAAGATCAACAGCATCTCGGTACATTTGATATATAGATAATTTAAACTCATCATTAACCACCTCTGGATTTTCTTTTAAGTAGATACGAAACAACTCAGTCATTCCGTCTACATGCATGGTTTCATCGCGGATAGACCATTCAACAATCTCGCACATGCCCTTCATTTTTCCGACACGCTGGAAGTTCAATAGCATTACGAATGCTGAGAACAAACTCATGCCCTCGTTGCACACTGTCTGCGCTAGGGCTTTAGCTAAGCCAGCCTTGGTGGACACATCGAAGTCCTGCATGAACTCAAGCTTCTCTGACATTTCCTCATACTCAAGAAACGCAGAGTACTCAGACTCTGGGAATCCAAGCGTGTCATTTAAGAAGGCGTAAGACCTCATGTGGATAGACTCTCGCTGAGCAAAAGACATCATCATCATTCGGGCTTCGTTGTTTTTAATGTTGGGTAAGAACACCTCAACGTATGATCCTCCAACAACCACATCAGACTGAGTGAACAAGCGAAGGATTTGCTGGATGAACTCCTTCTCTGGTGCGCTAATCTTCCCTGACTTCCATTGGTTTACGTCCTCCATTAAGGAGGCTTCCCATTCACCCCAGTGGATTTTGTCATGCTCAATAGCACGGTTGACTAGGCTTGGGTATTTAAAGGGCTTGTACGCTGTACTAGTTTCTAACAGACTCATTATTTATCCTTGGCATGAGAGGCATTCATCATCATCTGCGTAATCTTTTAAAGCCACGCGGGTGGCTTTTACAGAAACATTGTCGGCTTTAGCGCCAGCACTGGTGCGGAGATAGTAAAGACCTTTAAGTTTTTTGTTAAACGCCCGTAAGTGGACTTCGTTTACATAAGCTTTATCTGTCCCAGACGGGAAGAATAAATTTACTGATTGACCCTGACATATGAATGGCTGACGAGCGGCTGCATGATCTACAACCCAACGCTGATCCAACTCAAATGCTGTCTTGTATACATCCTTGTGCCAATCGCTAAGCCACTTGAGGTGCTGCACAGATCCTTCACTTAGGATGATGGACTTCCACTGCGCCTCCACCCATTCGATGTCTGGGTTGTGTGCTTTGATTACCTTGTCTAAATAAGGATTCTTCACAAGGTGAGAACCTACGCGAGTACGGTGTGTATACGCATTAGATTTCCACGGCTCAATAGAAGGAGAACAACCAGCAAGTATAGAACTGTTGGCATTCGGAGCGATAGCTAACAGGTGGGAGTTGCGAACACCCTCTATGTCGGGACACGACCCACGCTCAGCGGCAAGGTACACAGTCTGATTGATTGCTTGCGCTTTAATGTGAGCAAACATATTCTCATTCAGAGTGTTAGCCATTGGAGATTCCCACGGCACTTCCTTGCGCTGCAAATAGGTATGGAAACCCATTGCGCCTAGACCCAGTGCGCGTTCCTGCGTAGCTGAATAGACAGCCTTGCGTAACTCTTTGGGAGCATGGAAGCAGAAGAAGCTTATTACATTGTCAAGCATGGTGATTAGGTCGGCTACCATTGTGGTGTCCTTCCATTCGTCATAATGCTCAAGGTTCACAGACGATAAACAGCAGACAGCAGTTCGGTCTTCAGACGTAGGTAAGTGGATCTCATTGCAGAGATTACTACCGTGAATCTTTAGACCTTTGTCTAGCATAGCTGGTGGCAGCTTGCGGTTAGCTTCATCGATAAAGTTAAGGTAAGGCTCACCTGTTCTGAACCGAGTCTCCAACAACCGCTGCCACAGACCACGCGCAGGAGTAGACTCTCTGACTGTCTGATCGTTTGGATCAACTAAGTCCCACTCGGCGTCAGACATTACAGCATCGATGAACGCATCAGTAATGTTGACAGCGTTGTGAATGTTGAACGCTTTACGATCTGGATCACCACCTGTTGGCACACGGATGTTCATAAACTCAATGATGTCTGGGTGGGACACATCCATATAAGCCGCGTAGCTACCCTTGCGGGTTGTGCCTTGGCGATACGCAGTCATGTCTGCATCGACTGTCTTTAGGAATGGTATTGGACTAGGAGCCACATCACTAGTACTACGGATGTCGCTCCAATGACCGCCCACTCCACCACCTTTAACACTAAGCCATCGCAACTCGGACGAATGATCGATAAGACCATGCAGAGTGTCAGGCACATAAGTAAGGAAGCATGATATAGGTAGTCCACGGATTTTCTCCCCCTCCTTGGGGGCATTAGATAATATAGGTGAAGAGAACATGAACCAGCCTTTGGAGGCGTAGTCGTAGATCCGTTGTGCTAATTCAAAGTCATGCTTGCAGAATGCGGTAGCCGCACGGGCGAAGGCATCTTGGGGATCTTCCCCTTCCATGCAGTAGTAATCCTTTAACAGAGTCCGTGCCTGTTCTGACATGCTGTTGTTTCTTGTGTAATCAATGACAATGCTCATTAATCCACTCCTCTGTTTGGTAGATACCTTTGAAGCCAATTAGTGTGGCTCCAGTTTCTGTATTTATGATGGTGGGTACGCTGCGAATTCGATGTTCGACAGCACGGGTAATATCTGTTGCGATATTAACTTCTTCATATTCGATGCCTAACAAATCTAATACCTGACTAACGGCTCTGCATGGCGCACAACCCTCAGTCATAAATTTAATAATCATTCGTCCTTATCCTTTTCTTCACGAGTCTCTGGGCCGAACAATAGATCCATTAAATACAAAAAGAATATAGTCAGACCTGCGTATGTTATTGCTTGTACTAAATCACCAAGCGCGTTAAAGAGGTGTTCCATCAGGATCTCCTTGTAGGTCTAACCATTCGTGGCCTGTCGGCCCCCATAGTTTTATTCTGTGATTTTCATTATCGTAATCCTCAACTCTCAGGATACGAGCCATGCGACAATTAAGTATCGCCTCTTCTTCGGTTTGCCCTTTCTTCTCGTAAAGAGCGACTACTGCTTTCCACATCTGAGTAACAGTTCCACAGTCGCCTAGTGCAGCCTCTGCTTTCTTAGGCCCTATACCTACAGCACCAGAGTACCCGTCAGTCTTATCTCCCATCAGAGTTTGAATCATCCATGAATGGTCAGCACTGAACGGGCGTATCATCTGAGGGCGTTTCATTTTGTATGGGTTAAAAAGTTTGCAGGGTACAGTCAGTAAATCTTTATCTATTGTGATAACCACAGAGCCTTTTAGCCGTGGGTTAGTACCATAGATGCCCATCACATCGTCAGCTTCAAGACCTTCTATGCGGCTGACACGATAGTTCTTCTCTAAGTAATCTATGACTTTGGAATAGCACTGAGGCTTCTCCCCTTTACGATTAGCCTTGTACTCTGGGTTTATGATCTTGCGAAAGTTGCCGCCGTCCTTTGGACTCAGTGTGAGAATAGGTTTAGAAACCCTAGCACCATGCATCCACTCTGCTATTAATTTGTCAGCACCACGACAAGCCCTTCGGCTGTCTACAACAATTTCATCATCCCAAGTTTCTTGTGCAGCAATGGCGCTGCGATAGGCAATGATGTCCCCATCAATTAATCCATACATTAGTGTGTGTCCTTCCAGTTGTTGCCAATCTCATAAGCACCTGATAATTCGCAATTCATATTTAGATTTATTCCCGCTTCCTTTATTCCCTGCGCGAACAGTTTCCCTATGTCCTCTGCGTGTTGAGGACGCACGGACATCTGCACTTCGTCATGAACGTTTGCACAATAGTTAAAGGTATTGGGATAGAACGAGACAGGGTCAACATGACCAGCATCTACGCATAGTTTGAAGTGAAAGTGGACTAGAGCCTCCTTCATAACTACAGCCCCGTCAGACTGCAGCAGCGAATTTAAACTGCTGTGTTCGCTATCTGATAGGATCGGTCTAAGGTCAGCACTGATAAGATACTTTTGCTCACGGGTCTGTTTCTTGCACAGATCTGTGAGTTCCTCTAGACCCTTAATGCCCTTGGCTAAGTCATTGCGAATGCGCTTGCCTATACCAGCCAGCCTTCCCTTCTTGACTACACCATGAGACTTCCACGCAGACACATAGATCTGTCCTAAATTAGGATTACCAGAACCATAGAGCGTGGCGTAAATTAGGGTCTTGGAAGAATCCCGATCTGGCATACCTGCTGCTTTCATAGTGCGGCTGTGGGCATCAGTACCTTTGGCTTTGTCACCATAGATAACCGCCTTGGCATAAGCCCCATTGTCATAAGGGAATAATCTGTTAGCTAATCCTCTTAGCTCCAAGCCCTCTGCGTCACAACCAACCAACTTGTCGCCTTCATTAGCAGTCCAGACCTCACGCATACGGAGATCCTTCTTATCCACTTGGGCAACATTAGGCGAGAAGTGGGACATGCGATGTGTCCTTGCGCCTACTTGGTTTATCCTGCCATGTATGCGACCATTCTTTTCTAACCTCATCCACGCATTAGCGCCTTCGCTTACCTGCCCTAACTGTTTACTGATCCTCAGATAACGGTTAAGTGCAGCAGCTTCGGGGTAGATAAGGTTCTTTAGCGTAGCCTCATTGATCTGAGGTACACCAGTTGGTGTGGTCTTGACAGGTTCCCAATCGCTATGCGCTTGGCTTATGCGGTAGGTACATTGAGGACGGGAGCCAGCATTAAATGGTTGCAGAGTTACCTTGGTATACGGGATACCCTTAGTCACACCCCTGCCTTTGTTAGACACTTTAGGTAGGGTCACCTCAACATCATTCCACACACGGGCCTTCCAATCCCACGAAGCTTTCTCAGGTATAAACACAGGCTGAAATAGTTCTTGAAGTCCTCTCTCTATGTCAGCCTTTTCACCTGACAATTCTATGTACAGTTCAGTTAACTTAGGCATGTCCAGTTTGAACCCGTGCTGCTCTTGAAGGTGCAAGCAGAACGCCACCTTGTGTTCCAGCGCCACTGCTGGCCTCCAATCCACTTTCTTCTGTTTGAACCAGCCAATCAATTCATTCTGCAATTTGCGATACACTTTCATGGTGACTAGTACATCTTGATTGCAGTAGGTAGCCATCGATGGATGCCACTTGTCAAAGTCGTTGAAGTCACCTTTAGGGAATCCAAGATCTAAACCCCACGCTGCCAGTGCATGAGAACGGCGATCAGGAAACAACATCTTTGATATAACAAGCGTGTCGTAGACCTGACTGAATTTAAGTTTAAGATGGTCAGGCACGAATAGATTAATTGCATGAAGGTCGTAGCCTAGGCCGTTGTGAAACACGACACGATCAGCTTTAGTTAGCCTCTCAAAGCCCTCACTCATTGGCCTGTAACCAGCCTGATCTGCGTAACAGATAACCTCGTCTGTTAAAGGATCACCGACTGATAGACACCAGTGACGGGTGATTGTATCTAGCAAGCCGTTGGCCTCTAGGTCTGCAATTAATACTTTCATTTACTCTTCCTTTTTTAGAATGGAATATCATCAAAGTCGTTATCCACAATGATTGGCCCACCGCCTTCCTTGGCAGGAAGTAGGCGACCAGTTGTTGTGTTGAACTCATTTAGATCTGCCTCTCCTAAGTCGCCGAACTCTCGGTTCTTTAGTAGACGGATGCGTGATTGATCAGGGTTGTCCCCCTGTTGGTCACGCTCCACAGCTATGATGTTGTCCGATAATTGTTCCAGTGATGCTGACCCACGCATGTCCTGCAGCGTGACTCGACCACCTTCGTTATATGATTTACGCCCACCATCTGGACGCTTTAGATGTGTGATAGCTATGAGGCCAACACCTGTTTGCTCTACTAGACCGCGCAAGGCAGTCATAAGTAGGTCAATGTCTTTACGCTCACCCTCGCCGCTGGACTTCTGACCCGACACCACGATTGAAATGTGGTCTAGGATGATGAAGTCACACTCCAAAGAGGTAGCCATAAACTTTAGTTTTG